ATTATGTGTGTAATACCCATTTAAAGTACTCATTTATCAATTCTTTCTTACTAACTGAGGAGAACTATTTAGTTCATTCCAGTTTAAGATCCCATCAATCACGCTTGCTGATTGAACCAAGTGCTTAACATCCAAGTGAGCGTAGCGCTGAACCATCGATGGATCTTTCCAGCCACCCAACTCCTGAATCTTGTCTAGCCCTTCACCCTGCTGCCTTAACCAGCTTGCCCATGTATGGCGGAAGTCGTGCCAGCGAAAGTTCTTAATGTTCGCCTTCTTGCACACCCTCTGCCACATCTTCGATGGAATGTTTTCAATCGCTTCCATATCAGATCTAGGGAAAACCAACTCATCATGCTGTCCCAATTGAAAACGAATTGCAGCCAGTGCGGTATCGTTAAGCGGTACCGTGTGTGACTCACCGTTCTTCATCTCATCATCGACAAACGTTGCCGTTCGTCTTTGAAAGTTAACCTGACTCCATCTAAGCTCTCTGACGTTTGCTAGGCGTAAACCCGTAGACACAGCAAGCAAAGCCATCTTGTCATAAGGCGGCGGCAGTTCTTTCAGAAGCCGATGAAACTCATGGGGTTCAAGGTAACGAACTATCTTGTTATCTTGACCATGCTTTTTAAACAGCGGTCTGAACTCCAACCACAACCAATCCCTATGTGCCGCATTCACAACTGCCTTCAAGAAAGCAAGATGCTTGTCAACAGTATTTGCTGACAGAAACTTGATTACTTTTACGCTTCGCTTGTACGGTCTGCCAACCTCTGCTTTGCAGATATCAGAGACAACCTGTGGCAATACTGTATCCAACCAAGTAATGCCATGAGCCGCAAACTTCTCATTCCAAAAAGCTGCAAACCTGATGTCTTCGTTGTGAGACTTCTTGGATTTGGTTTCATCAAGAAACTTCTCACAAGCTTCCTTCCAAGTTCGCCGCTTCTTCTCACCCACGACAGACACTCTCCATGCATCAGCTTTGATCCTGTCGTGCAACTCCTGCGCCTGATGTTTGTCTTCGGTTTTACAGGAACCTCGAAAGGTTTTCCCGTTCAACACGAATTCATACTGCCAGACCTTTCCTCTTAGATTTATTGCCATACATATCCTTATGTACGCACCAATAAACAAAGCCTTGCAAACATTAGTATAGCAAAGCTGATAATTGATGGTGTTTTTATTTCAACAATCTCATACCTTCCACAGCTACGGCAGGTCCACGCCTCTCGGTTATTGGTCAGTGGATGCTGAGTCAGCAACCCTCCGCACGGACAGATCCTCATAAATCCTCCGGCTGTATCTCTTGCCCCAGCCGCTGGACTTCAGCTATGGCGTGGTCTTTATTCAGTCTTCGGTACGCCTCAATGGCTGTCTTCAGATCGCAGTTAAGTTGCTGGATCTGATCCTCCTGTTCCACCAACTTGGCGTATGCCTCGTAGGCAAACTTGGATAGGTTCTCCACACTCCACGCCTCAAACTTCGGTGCGCTAAACATTGCTGTCTCCAAGAATCATGTAGCCGGGTATTGGTTTAGGTAACTCTTGCGTCATCTTGCGTAGGTTCTCAAGCAGCTTGGTGTCGCCCCCGGCGTATACACCCTCGGCGTACTTAGCCCAGTCCCTTGTGGCTGCATCTCCAAACTTCACACGCCATCCTTCGTAGAGTTCTTTCCTGCGAGTGGGAGAACGAGTCTGCAAAGCAGTCGTGACCTGTTCGCAAAACCTCTTGCGACATTCATACAACTGCATAGCCCACTCATCCTCCATCCTCGCTTGCGCTGGGGTGAAGCGAAGCTTTGACTTCATGCCTCACCGCCATAACTTAGAGAGATCTGGTGCTGATGCCACCTGTTCACTCTCCCGTTTAATGCCGCGAACTGCTTTGGGCTTTGGGATTGAACAGAGCTTCTCGATTGAGGTAAACCTCACCTCACATTCAAGGCACTCTCTTCTTCTCTTCTTTGATCCATCTGCCAGTAGGCGGGTCTGCAAGATCTTTGTCTGCTCCCCACACACCGGACAGAACATCACTGCTCCAAATGGTTGTACTCAGACAGAGCATCGTGGATCATCTTGCTGGTCTCAAACGCTAGCTTCTCTCTGTCTTCAAGATTCGGGCTTGAGGCATTGATCAGCATCGCAATCATCGTTACTGCAACGTTGGCCCAATCGGCTGACGATATGTACTCTCGATCTTCATGCGCTTGCACCCACCATTCCTCGATCCAGCTGTGCAGGAACTCCTGCTTGTTCATTTGAGCCAGTTGTATTTTTTGTTGGTTCATATTGGCTCCGTAAAAACGAAATTAGATCTTCTTGTTGAAATCTCCATTGCCGCCCAATCTTGGCGGAGGGGATACGTTTGTTTCGCGCAAGAATTCTGATCGTCTCTGTTGAGACTCCCAAGAAGTCTGCGGCTTTGTCTACATCTAAAATCATTGTTGTTTCTCCAATTGACGTTCACTGTTGAACTGTTTGCAAAATGGAGCGACTGAACAAAATTCCTCACATCGTCGGTATCCACCAAGGCGTTCTTCAATGAAGAAGCCTTTGGCTGGGTCTCCGAGTTCCTCTTTTGTTGGCGCTACTTTAGTGGCACGTTTGCCACCTTCCTTCATGAGTGCATATGTGGTTGGTGTAGCCCACCGCTCCTCATCCGTACATGGCGTAACCTCGCCACGGTCTGCTGCTTGATGCATGGCAACCCGAGTGGCAACGTACTCCTCTGTTTCTTCAATGGTCCAAACTGGTATGTCGATCACTGCAAACGGGATAGGAGGGTAGTCCCCTCCCCGCTTTGCTTCGAACCTACGCCAGTCTCTGTAGATGGCGTTGACTTTCAGATGGTTAACCTTGTAGCCGTTCTTGTGCGCAAGCAAGCGGTAGATGTTCAGCTGCTGCTCCCATGCAATCGAGTCTTTCTTAAAGACTGAGAGAGTCTTCCAGTCTTCAATGGATTCGTTAGCAGTTAGCAGTCGGTCAAGCTGACCAGACAACTTCCATCCACCCACTTCCATGTACAAGCGTTCTTCAACGATTGCTTCCTTGTCGCTTCGCTCAAGAATGCCGTGAGCAACCTGTCCCCACATGGAGAACATGCGTTCAATGACATCTTCGACGATGACGTTCTTGTGCTTGCGCTCCAAGACTCGGCGTTGTGGTGTATCGATCAGCCGTGTGACGGAGATATCTCCCCCTCCCACGTAGGAGTCATTCATCACCGCATCCACCAAGGCTTGAGGTAAGCCATGCAGATTGGTGTAGTTCATTTAGAAGTCGATCTGAACTCTGTTTTGATTTGACTGTGGGCGAGACGGTGCTTTGGACACGTAGCCCTCGGGCTTGACCCACTTGTCTTTAACTTCACCAGCTAAAAACTGTTTCCCCTCTTCATCCATTCTTTTCCACAAGGAGACTTCCATTTGTTTCCCATCAGGAAACGTCATGGTTCCTGTCAGATCAGGTTGTTTCTCGGTTGTTTTAAATTTGTTGTTGGAAACAATTAATCCAATTTTATTTGTTGCTTGATAGCTCATGCGGTTTCTCCTGTGGTGATTACTGAAAGTTCTTGCAAACGCTTGATAACTTCCCCTGCTTTCGAGAGTGGAAGTAGTTCAATGAATGGAACGTTGTGCTTGGAGCAGATCTGCTCTAGCGTGATACCGGCGTGGGTTGCCAAGTTGGTGATGGTCTGAACTTCTGACTCACCAACTAGCTTGTCTTGCGACTGGGTTTTTTTTACTGCTGCTTTGGGCGCTACGACTTTGACTGCCGGAGTTGAATCAACAACATGCGTTGTGCTGTCCGCATCGTTATCGCCTTCTGTGGGAATACAAAACGTTTGCAAGCATGCGTACTTATACGCCGCTGACATAGCTTTGTTTGTAGCTTTGTCTCCAGAATCCATTGCCTCCCCGGGCATGGAGACAATGTGGCTTGAGCCATCCTTGGAGGATACAAAAGCAAAGTCAACATCAACGTTGACGTAGAAGACAGTACGCCCATTGGCGGTTGCTCTCTCGACTACTTCACGGGACTTGACTGCGGGGAGAATGCACAGACCTACATCCGAAAGGATGGGTGCTAATGCGTTGTAGACATCGTCAATGCCACGGAATGCGTAGCCTTGCGATTCATTGCGACGATCCTTGCCGATGCCATTCTTTGCCAGTCGAGCCATGACTTCGGCAATTGCTGGGTAAACAGCGGGGACACCAGTGACTTCTTTGACCATCTTCAACTCCTATGATTTAAACCAACCTTTGAGTTGGAAGACGAATCATATATTGATTTTGATCAAGTATCAACACTAATGCTAATTATGACAAACCCTTATTAGTAAAATAAATCTTAAGTACCATTCAGCACATTAGCGCATTTCAAAGTTATCGTCAACACGGCACATCAGCCCACAAACTCTGCCGAGGATGTTCATTGCAGCCAATGCTTGGACAGGCAGAGTGACCGCTTCATCAGGGACTAGTCCTGTAACGCGGTAGGAAGCCTTGTGAGGCGTGATTTGAAGTAACTTGATGTCATTGCCTACGCCAACCAGAAAAATTCCCTTTGCAGGTTTTGTCTGCTGCTTGTCTACGTACATGAAATCAGTATTGCCTACGATTTTTTTCATGTCGCCTTTGACGGGAACTAATTCGCAGTGGTCTCCACTCTTGAATGCGTCTTTCATAGCGCCAATCAATGGATAGCTATTGACTGTCTTGGTTGCAAACTTTGGAGAGATGTCAGTGATGGGGACATTAAGCAGCTCTGCAAATCGTGCAGCTGTCTTCATGTTCAGAGGAATGTAGCCATTCAGGTACTGACTGATGGCTGATTGATTGGCAAAGCCAAATTCTGCACTGGCTTTTGCTTGGGTAAGTTTAAGCGCCGGAGCATTGGTTTTCCAAATTGTTTGTAGTCGTTGTGTATCGGCTAATTCTTCGGCAGTAAGTTCGCGTCTTGTGGTCATTCGGGTAAGTCCTAATCAAATCAAACATAACGGCAATGTTTGGTGGTATTAGCTCTGCTAAAGTCTTGATACGCATAAAACATTAATCAAGCACGGAAAACAATGATAGCAAATAACATCAAACGAGACATAATAGACCTATTACTTATGGGGAAATGTAAATGTAGTCCTTTATTTGTTATACTAATTCTTAAGAAAGACATCGTTTATGTTACTAATAATTTCTTTAAGAAATTAAGTTCGTTTTACTACCGAGATGTAGTTCGAACTAGTCTTTCGGAATACTATAGTAGTCTACTTCAGTTTAGCACTACTCACGCCCGATTGATTTCCGCATGAAATCATTCATTGATTTCGGGATCATTGTAGACGGCAAGTCCGGAACAGAACTCAAGGTACAGTGTCCCAAATGCTCACACCTCCGTCAGAAAAAGACTTACCCCTGTCTTAACGTCAATACAGACAAGCAAGTCTGGCATTGCTGGCATTGCGGCTGGTCCGGCGGTCTGATACAGGGGGAATACAACGCCCCCACGATAGCCCACAAGAAGCTCTACGTTCGACCTGAACATAGACCCTCGGCGCTCACAGACAAGTCTCTAGCATTCTTTGATGAGCGCAAGATCACTGTCGATGTGATAGCTCGCAACAGGATAGCTGTCGAGCGTGTGTGGATGCCTCAGATCGAAGATGAAGCCAACTGTGTGGCGTTCCCCTACACCCGTAACGGTGAAGTGATCAACGTTAAGTATCGTGATGGCGGTAAGAACTTTCGGCAAGTTGCTGGCGCTGAAAAGATCCTCTACAAATATGACGATATCGATGACGAATGCACCATCATCACAGAGGGGGAAATGGATGCGCTGTCACTCGAAGTAGCAGGATTTAAGAACGCCATCTCCGTACCTGATGGCGCACCCTCCCCCACTGCCAAGTCATTCGATACCAAGTTTGATTTCCTGAACGACGAACGCCTTGATGCAGTCAAGAAGTTCATCATCGCCGTAGATGCAGACGAGCCGGGCAAGCGCCTCGAAGAGGAGTTGTCTCGCAGACTTGGGCGTGAACGCTGTGCAAGGGTTACGTGGGTAGCCAACTGCAAAGATGCCAACGAAGTGTTAATGAAACACGGCGTGGAAATTCTGAGAGAGTGCATCAACTCAGCACAGATCTACCCAGTGGAAGGCGTGTTCTCCGTACTGGATATTGAAGACGAGCTACAGTCATTGCTTGACAACGGGCTACCACAGGGTGAACCGACTGGTTGGGAGGGCGTAGACAGGCTCTATACCCCTGCGGCGGGGCAGTGGACACTGGTCACTGGCATCCCATCAATGGGCAAGTCTGAATGGTTAGATGCTTTAGCAATCAACATTGCAGAGCAAGCAGGTTGGGTCTTTGGCGTATGTTCCCCAGAGAATCAACCGATCACATGGCATACCGCCAAGCTTCTTGAGAAGCGAATGAGTAAACGCATCAAGCCCGGTAGCGTTACTGACAAGGAATTCTCTGATGCCAAGCAGTGGTTGCACCAGCACTTTCACTTCATCTTGCCAGAGTCCCCTACCCTTGAGTCAGTCTTAGACAAGGCGAAGGTATTGGTACGCCGTCATGGTCTGAAGGGTTTGATCATCGACCCATACAACGAACTAGATCACACAAGGCGCAAAGAAGGTATCAACGAGACAGAGTATGTCTCCTCGTTCCTCACTCAGCTACGCACCTTTGCCCGTCAGCAGTCAGTCCACATCTGGTTGGTTGCCCACCCTGCCAAGTTGTTCAAAGACAAGGATGGAACCTACCCAGTACCAGACGGCTACTCGGTATCAGGATCAGCGCACTTCTACAACAAGGCAGACAACATCGTGGCGGTACACCGTGATGTCAACAACCCGAACGCAAGTACCGAAGTACACGTACAGAAGATTCGTTCACGTTGGTTAGGCAACAGAGGCGTCGCCAATCTCAAGTGGAGACCCGAGTGTGGGCGCTTCAGAGACATGGCGGATTCATTCACAGCAGGGAGTTGGACACATGACCACGATTAGAAGCGAGAAGTTACTAAGGCTTGCGAAGGGGCAGCGCTGTGTCATGTGCATGGCAGACGACGACACGATAGTGTCAGCACACAGCAACTTGCAAGAGCATGGCAAGGGGATGGGCTTCAAGGCTCACGACTGCATGGTTGCATGGCTGTGTCATGCCTGTCACAGCAAGTACGACTCTGGCACACGCATGAACAAAGAAGAGAAGCGTGACTACATCTTGACTGCCATCTGCCGCACGAACATAGAGATGTGGCGTCAGGGATTGTTGGGGCTGAAATGAAGATCTTATTTACAGCACCAGAGATGCACACCATCTTGCACTACGCCTCAATGATTCATGAGACGAAGAAGCTAAACGGTGTACGCAATAAGAAGTACACAACAGACATTGATGACTACGCCTTGCACCTGATTGGACTGATGGGTGAGTCAGGCTTGTGCAAAGTCTTGCGCATTCCGTTTCATGTTGACTTGCTTTTGTACGGTGACGATGGCACAGACATCCGCTATGCGGACACCAGCATACAAGTTAAGACCCTGTCAAAAGATTACGGCACAAAGAACAGGCTGTACGTAGATGACATTGAAGATGTCAGGTCAAACATTCTTGTGGGTGCAGCCATCACTGGACCAGCTAGTGTCAGGTTAATCGGCGCTATATCCAAGGATAAGTTCCGCCGTATCAAAACAGCACAAGACTTTGGTTACGGACCACGGGACACCGTGATTGAGAGTGACCTCAGTTCAATCGAAGACATGTTGAAATTATTTGAAGGAGCTACGCATGCATGACATAGAGAAACTGTTGCACGAGTACAGGCTAAAGGCTATTCCCTACTCACGGGCTAAGTCTCATCGGGTGTACTTAGAAGAATATAAAAAGAGTTTATTGAGTCTGCTTCTAAAAGATGCAGAGCGTAAGGGATTCGCCAGTGTGTCCGCACAAGAGCGTGAGTCTTACTCACGACCGGAGTACGTCAAACATTTGGAAGCATTAAGGGACAGCGTCGAAGCTGAAGAGCATCAGCGCTTTGAAATCAAACGAATTGAATTGGAGATCGAGGTATGGCGGACGCACCAAGCGAACGAACGGATGGAAAGAAAAGCATACGGGGCTTAACTTGTGAAGGATGTAAGTTTTACTATGAAAGATACGATGAATTCAAATTTATCCGCCGCTGTGACCTCTACCGAGCGGCTCCTATCGAGCGGTGCTACGACTACCGCCTCGCTCATCGCGCCAAGGAAGATTGAGTTTGTTATACCCGGCAAGGTAATCGGCAAGGGTAGACCCCACTTTGTGAAGAAGACAGGGGTTGCAATCACGCCGCAACAAACACGCTCCTACGAGTCTTTGATCAGAGATGTAGTGCTACCCCTTATGGATGGTCAAAAGCCTTGGGAAGGGTGCGTTAAAGCCCGCATGATTGCGTATTACAAGGTGCCTAAGTCATGGTCCAAGAAAGCCAAGGCTCTTGCAATGGAGATGAAGATCCCACCAAAGAAGCCCGACGTTGATAACGTTGTCAAGATCGTACTCGACTCACTGAACCGCTGGCTTTACTACGACGATACACAGGTGTGCGACTGCCACATTATCAAGGTGTGGTCTGAGGAGGATAGCCTATACGTGTGCATGGAGGAGATGTAATGTTCTCCTCGCCAGAAGCAGCACTGAGGTTTGCCTTTCGCATGAGGGGCAAGGCAATCATCTCCTCCCCGTCTGGTGTCTTTACATCTAAAGAAAAGATGAAGGTACGTAACGAGAACAGCTTGACTGCATACGACTTCCATGCACAGGCTGGCATGATCTTTGGCAAGATCGACCGCATGCCACAAGACCAGCAGCTGTGGATCTTTCTTACCTATGGCGATAAGAACGAACGCAAGGTATGCGCAGAGCAGTTGGCTGAAGTTCTTATCAGTAATCCTGATGCTGTAAAGAACCACTTGTCAAAGCAAGATGTACAAAAGATCTTGACTGCACCCAGTGTGCGTACATGTGCAGCCGAGGTTGGGCTAACTAACTATAAGGCATTTAAGTTAAGGTCATCGTTTGCTCACTCGATGGAGAGGCAGATGCTTCGTGCGCTTGATG